TACACAGGCGTTACAAGTAGCCCCGGCACAGGTTATACAGCGGTAACTGTTACAGGCGGTAAAGCGCCATTTACATATCAATGGTTTTATATATCTGGCACTGTAAGTAGCATAAATTTATTTCCACAACTCCCTACGCAGTACGCTACAAGATTTGGTTTTAATTACGCGTTGTCAGGTGGCAGTGCTGTTTATAGATGCCAAGTAACAGATGCAGATAACAACGTAATTAATTCAGATACAGTTACAGTGAGTTTTAGTTAATGTTAGTACCATTAAACATACCGCCCGGTGTATACACTAACGGCACAGAGTATCAGTCTAAAGGCCGTAACTTTGATGCTAATCTTGTGCGTTGGCAATTTGGTGCATTAGGGCCAATGGGAGGCTGGAGGCAAAGAACAACTACAACTGTAAGCGGTAAAGCAAGACGTGTTATATCTTGGCGTGATAATAACAACCAAGTATGGGCTGCAATAGGAACAAACAGCCATTTGTATGCTATGACAGCTGGCGGTGCTGTAACGGATATAACGCCTAGTGGATTAACTGCTGGGCGTGCAGATGCAGATACAGGCGCTGGATTTGGCACAGGTTTATATGGGCAAGGGCCGTATGGCGTTAGTAACCCTGCTGTAGTAAGCACTACAAACCCTGCAAGCATATGGTCACTAGATACTTTTGGTCAAATATTGTTAGGTGTATTGCCTGATGACGGCAAACTGTACGAGTGGAATGTAAACGTCAATGTTGATGCCACACAAGTAACAAATGCGCCTGTAGATAATAGAGCTGTATTGGTAACGCCAGAACGTATTGTGATGTGCCTTGGCGCAGCAGGAGTGCCAAGAGATGTTGCTTGGTCAGATCAAGAAGATAGAAATCAATGGACAGCAGCAGCTAATAACCAAGCTGGTAACTTTAGTTTACAGACAGCAGGAACAATATTAAATGCTGTTAATGTAAAAGGTGGCAGCCTTATATTTACAGACAAAGATGTGTGGCGCGTTGTGTATTTGGGGCCGCCATTAGTTTATGGATTTCCGCAAGATAATGCTGGTGGCGGTTTAGTATCTGCTGGTGCGGTGACAACGGCTGATGGCGCAGCATATTGGATGTCACATGAAAACTTTTATGTTTATACAGGTTACAGCCAACCTATAAAATGCGACGTACATGATGCAGTGTTTAAAGATATTAACAGAGCGCAAATTAGTAAAGTTACTGCTTGGCATAACGCATCATTTGGTGAGGTTTGGTGGTTTTACCCTAGCGCTGATAGCACTGAAAATGACAAATATGTGGTTTATGACTACAGAGAAGGACATTGGAATAAAGGCAGTTTATCGCGATTATGCGCGACAGACAAAGCGCCATTACCATATCCAATAGCTGTAGATGCTAGTGGCAAGATATATGACCATGAGTTTGGCTATGATCACAATGGAGATGTCAGTTTTGTTGAGCATGGGCCTGTTGAGCTAGGTGTTGGCGAAACTACAGCGAATGTAACCTTTATATACCCTGATGAAAGCGCACAGGGCGACGTGAGCATGACTTTTAAGACCAAGATATACCCTAACAGCGCAGAGCGTAGTTTTGGCCCTTATACGGCAACACAGCAGCCTGTACCTGTTAGAGTACATGGTAGGCAAATGCTAGTAAAAGCGATAGGTGCAGAGTCAACTAACTGGCGTTTAGGTATACCGCGTATTGAAGTAATTCCGGGGAGTAAAAGATGAGACTGCCTGACGCAATGCCAACATATGATGCAGTAAATGAAACAGAGACACGTCGTAATATTACATATGAAATGACACAGACGCGCAAGATTAATGAAGATATAAATATAAACGCAAGCAATAGATTAATACTTACAAGCCCTAACGGAACACGCTATAGTGCAAGTATTGATAACTCTGGAGTATTAACATGGACAGCTCTGTAAATATAGAGAACCATAAAGAGCAAATTGTAAACGCATTGGCGCGTTCAGGTCACAAGCATACGTTTGATGATGTTGTAAAGGCTGTAGCTAATAATGAGGCACAGTATTGGCCCGCTAATAACAGCGCTGCAATAACGCAAGTAGCTAAAAAGTCTGATGGCACTGTTGGATTGAATGTTTGGCTGTATGGCGGTGATTTAAAAGACTTTTATCTTTTAGTGGATGCCGCAAAGAAACACGTAAAAGACTTAGGCGGTGATTTTATAATGACATTTGACCATCGCAAAGGCTGGAACAGATTATTAAAAAAACTTGGTTTTGTTGAGCATGGCAAAACTTTAATATGGAGGCTCTAATGGGCGGTAGCAAGAAAGTAGAAACAACGCAAGACAACAGACTTGATGAGTTTTCAAGGCGGCAATATGATACAATAAGCGGCAGAGTTAACGAGCTAATGGGCCAAGAGTTTACGCCTTATACTGGGCAAAGAGTAGCTGCTGTGAATGATTTGGAGCGTGATGCTAATAACACTTTTCTGCAGCAAGCTGAAGGAATTAGAGGCTTACTAGGTGATGCTACTAGCAGAATACAAACAGGCGCACAATACAATCCAGAGCAAATACAGGCACAAAATTTTGCTGATGCTGATTTGTCTGCCTATAGAAATCCATTTGAACAGCAAGTTATTGACACACAGTTGGCTGAAATAGAAAGACAACGTGGACAGACAGCAGAGCGCATTGATGCTGATGCCTCTAAATCTGCTGCGTTTGGTGGTTCAAGGCAAGCAATACAGCAAGCTGAAAGTGATAGAAATTTTGCAGATATAGCGGCTGAAACAGGCGCTAACTTAAGATCACAGGGCTTTCAACAAGCTTCTGCTATGTACCAGCAAGATGCTGCAAGGCAAATGCAAGCTGATTTAGCAAATCAACAGGCTGGGCTAAGTGGTGCAGAGTTACGCATGAGAGGCGCTGGATTGTTAGGCGATATGGCTGGACAAATGTCAGATGCTGATATGCGTGAAGCAGCTATGCGCGGTAGTTTAGGGCAACTAGACAGAGCGCAAGAACAAGCTGAGTTAGATGCGCAGTATCAAGCATACTTAATGGCATATGATGACCCATATAAACGCGCACAATTACAGTTAGGCTTGTTAGGTAACACGCCAATGATACAAGACTCAAGAGGCACACAGACAACAAGCGGTGGTGCTTTAGGCGCAGCACTTGGCGGTCTTGGTCAAATTGGAGCAGCGTTTATAGGTCGTAATAAGGGAAATTAAGGTAAGGTAAAGTTATGTTTAGAAGAATGTTGAATCAGCAGCGTGGTTTGCCAAGGCGCAATCAAATGCCTATGCGTACGGGTGGTAATTTTGGTGGTGGTTTTGCGTTAAATCCAGCATTAAGAAATTTATCTACTGTTATGCAGCCAAGATTTAAAGGACAAGGCGTTACTGAAGCAGATCCAGATATTATAGCGGCATTAGAAGTACCGGGTGGCGGCACATTTATAGGCGCGGGTGGACGTAAAACAACTGTTGAGCCGGGGTATATAGCGCCCCCATCTTCTGTAAAAAATGTAAGTCAAAACATAACGCCACAAATGAAAAAACAAATAGATCAAGAGTTAAATATAGCATTAAATCGTGAACAAACTGGACAACAAATAACAAATTTTAATGGAGAGAATGGTGAAAGAACTTTTACTCCCGATGATCAGCAATCAACTATAGATAATGCGGCATTGCAAGAGCGGTTAAAGGGTAGATATGATGCACCCGGTTACACTAAAGGGCAAAAAATAGCAGCTATTGCTGGTGTATTGGGCGATGTATTCTCTGCACCGGGAGACAGAAACAAAACAGCAACTATAATGCAAACCATAGAGGCGCAACGTGCTGGCGATATGCAGAGACAGCAAGCAAGGTTAGCAGATGAAAGTCACAGGAGCGTTGTTGGTAGTTTAATTAAAAGCGGTGTAATATCAGAAGAATTAGCGCCAGCTGCAATGGCTAACCCTGAGTTACTGAGTACAATATTAGAACTACGTGCAAAGGATACAAGCATAGGTGGTTCTACAGACATAGACGCAAAACGTGTTGGAATTGAGAAAACACGAGAGGATATAAAATCAAGCATAGCAAAAACAGTGCTTGAAGAAGAAAAATTCGACAGAAGTAATTTCGATAGTACCAGAGACTATGAATTTGCTGTTTTAAAAGAAACAAATAGACGTTCTGAAAGTAGAGAGCGTTTAGATAATGATCGGTTTAAAATAGACGAAAGTGTTAGGCAGTACGGCATAGATAGTGCTTTAGAGAGGGCAAAATTTGAAGCACAAGAAAGTGCAAAACGTGCAGCAGCACTAAGGGAAGCTGGAAAACCAAAGAAATACAGCAAAGATGCAAAAGACTCTGCAATGTTTGCCAATAAAGCAGATAATGCAATACAGGCGTTAAGCAGAATAGAGATGAATACAGATTATAACGCTGGACTTAGCGGAGCTGATAAGTTTACTGGTAAAGAAATAGCGCAATCGTATGAGCAAGCAAAAAAAGAATTTATTACAGCTGTGTTGCGTAGAGAATCTGGAGCTGCAATAGGTAAAGATGAGTATAAGCAATATGGGCAAATTTACTTTCCAGCAGCTAATGATTCGCCATTAGTTATAGAACAAAAAAGAAAAAGTAGAGAATTGCAGTTAGCGTCAATGATTAATCAATCAGATGGTTTTTATAGTGACCCTAATTTTGCTGTTGATCCCTATGATGCAAGTGTAGTTGATCGAATAATAGCAAATTACAATGGCGTTGAATACACAGACCCTGTCGATCAGAGCTTTATCTTAAAAAATTCAATACAATAAACACAAGAGATAAGTATGTTATCAAAACTTGATATATTAGTAAATTTACTGCGTAAGGGTATAAAGCCTGACCCATCACTAATTGGCAGATATGGGCTACCGCAGTATACTGACAGTAGCAGCGGTAACGTATTTGGTAGAGCAACTGAGCAACCTACAATTCAACAACAATTAATTAAGCAACCTGTTAATGCTGCAATAACAAATGCTGTTACAAGTTATGGTGCTGACATTATAGAAAATCCTGTGCAAACATTAGCTATAGAC